TGATCAAAAAGACAAGGAACAAAAAGATCGTATTTTACTTGGTGGCATCGAAGTCATCTCACGTGTTGAAGACGGTTATATCAATGCCACTCAACTCTGCAAAGCCGGTGGAAAAGAATATTCGAATTGGTATAAAAATTCAAAAACAGACGAATTTCTAGAGGAATTGAGTACCGTTCTTCTAATTATAAGGACGGACTTAATAAAGCTTAATCAAGGGGGAAATAATCAATGTACTTGGGTGCACCCACGAGTTGCTATACATATCGCTCAATGGGTTTCTCCAAAATTTGCTGTTGTAGTGACAGGTTGGATTCAACAATTATTATCCACCGGCTCCGTCGCGCTTGAAAGGCCTGTTAAAGCCTTTGCAACGCTCACCGAAATGGACATTGAAGCCGAAGTGCTTGAAGAAGAGGTCAAACTTGAAGAATATACCACCGATTCCGTCATCTATGCCTCTTATATAGGCAAGGGGATGCTTAAAATCGGCTTCTCCGACGGTCGAATGCTACAACGCAATAAAAAACACACGTCGTCCGAATCGATGTATAGCCAATGGCGTCTTATCAAAATTTTCAAGGTATCTGGGCGACCCATTGAAAAAATGTTGCATGATTTTCTATTGCCTTACCAAGCCGACTTTAACAAGCAAAAAGAAATTTACAAATCCACTAAAAAGCTTGTCTCATTTTTGCAAATGACCGAAAAGTTCTTGGACGAAAACGACTTGCCCATGAAGATTCGTCGATTGGAACAACAGGCACGAGACTTACAATTGGAAAATATGCAGTTAAAATTACAAATCAGTCGTTGTGGGCCAATGGTTTAATTAAACTTTTTTAAATTATCATCTTAATGATAATTTAATTAAATAGTGTTTGTTGCTCCTTTAAAATTCTTTCAATCAATTTTTCTTTTACCCTTGGAGAGTTATCAAATCCAAATTTTCTCATAATTTCTTTTAATTGAATGTTTGTATTTGTTGATAGCAACTCTTTTGTAAAGTTGGGGTTTTGTGTATAAAGTGTTATTTCTTTTGTTCTTAATTCCAACCATTTTTGCTTACTTTTCTCAGATATCTTTTCTTTATTTTGTTTATAATGATCTCTTTTTTGTGCATTAATCTCATCTCGCTTTAATAAGCGACGTTCATTTACTCGTTCTTTTATCTTTTCACAATTTTTAACATATTTTGCTTTATCACGCTCTTGTTCTGTTCTACATAAAAATAAATTTTTGTTTAATGTTGGTTTTAATTCTGAAATCCAGTGATTTTCACGAACAATTAACTGATCAATCGGTATATCATCTTCGACACATTCAATATCAAAATTATCCTTTCCATTTTGTCTCATAAAAGTATAAATAGGAGTAGTTCCTTCATTTGAAGCAGATCTGTGATCACCTAATCTTTTAGATATTGTTTTCTTTGTCGAACCAATATAAAACATCGATACATTATTTTTAAAAAACATCTTGTAAATTCTGCCTGTTTCATGAACTTCTGAAATACGAGGAGCTATCATATTAAGAGATGGTTTTAATTTTGTATAATAATCTCTTTCTTTCTGACACAATTCCGACTCATTTTGAATAGAACACTCTTCTAATACGTTTATATTAAAATGTTCAATGCCAATCTCTCTTATATGGTCGTATAATTTTCCATTCTTTCCAGATTTTGCATTACTTCGATGTGCTTTAAAACGATAAGCGGGTTTTTGAATGGTAGAACCAACATATATGTCAGATGTTTTTGTATTTGTTATACTATAAACATAACCAATCATTTTTAATTTAAATAAAGTCTTTGATTTTATTTTCAATTTTATGAAATTGAAAATTTTGTTTTTTTTTTGATTTTGAATTTTTTTGACCATATTTGGTCTTTTAGAGAACTGGAACATTTCTCCTAATACCTTTCCTTTCGGAAAGGAGTAGACTATACCTTAGACCTATATAGATATGACTAGTATCCATAGACCGATAATCCGGTAGTCGTTGAGGGAGAACCATAATCTAGTCGATTAACGATTTTAGGTTCTTTACCCGCGGATTGCCCAATTCAATGCGTTATTACTATACACGAGGCTATTAACCTGTCCACACAATCAGTTTCCTGATTGGTTTAGTAGCATTGACTTAAGGGGTTTCCCGTCATTTTAAATTATCTTGCCCAATCGTAGAGACTTGGACTAGAAAGTTACATAACTCTTGTAAAAAGAGTACAATTCTTATACTGTTTACCCGAAAACGATGAATTGTAACGTTTTCGGCAGCTTCCTATTTTGGGCTTCCAGTTTTTTAACCCGAGAGCACCGCCAGAAATGCGGATAATATTGTTGTTGACACATGTGGTGATGAAATCGTACTTCGTGGCGACGGCGTTGACAGTTGCAACACCTGATGCTGGGGCAGACGTTGCGTTAAAGTACCACGAGTTGTTTTGGGCAGCCGACGAGAAGGGGACAATTGACACATTTGTTAATTTACCATAGTTAGTGGATCCCATAGGATCAATATTGTAGTAATCCAATGAGTACGAGTAACTGTGGTAGCCGGTCTCGAGCGGGATGACCGGCGAGTGGAACCAGGGGTTGACAAGGGAGAAGTAGTCCGAGCCCATGTTTTGGAGACGTTGGGTGTTCTCATAGATGAGCGAGGTGTTATCCACGGGGTCAGAGCCAGCGGTAAAGTCAACGACGCCAAAGAGAGGGTTGCCCGGGGCAGCACCGATGTTACCCGATTGGTGAGGGCCAAGAGGAAATTGAGGGTCAGACGTGTAGTTCGACCAGGCGGCATAGTTGGCCTTGTTACGGGCGGCCCAGAAGAGCACCTTGACGGCGTGGGAGAAGCGGATATCAAATTGAGGGGTGATTTGAGTACCGCTTTGCACGCCCATAAGAGCGCCATTACCATTGGACACCGTGTTGCTGTTATTAAACGATTGAAGAGGGGCGGTTTGCACTTGCTCAATCAAGATGTCACGAGGGGCGCAAGCCATCTTTTTACGTTCCTCGTTCGACACAATGGCATAGTTGGCCCAGACTTGGCACGAGTTGCTGATGTCAGGCGTAGTTCCAGAAATGTCGTTACTGGTGGCAGGATTGGATACCCAGCAACCGTTTGACCCTCCAGGTTGAGAAACGCCGGTAAGGAACTCTGTGCCGTTCAAGTTAGTGAACGCAACCGGTGGGATAGCACTGCCTGATCCATAGTTGGGACTAGCCACCCAGCTATCCTTAATCAACAAATCAGTCCAGTTACGGAACGAAAAGTTGATGCGCATTTCGTTGTAAGGAAGAGCGGCCGTGGGCAAAGCAATGCCGGAATCGCGAGTGAAGAAGAAGGGAAGAGGAAGGTTGAGCACTTGAGAGGGCAACACTTGAGCAGATTGAGTACCAGGGTTGGAGGTGTTGGTTTGGACACCACCTTTGCCCACCAAGATAAGAGGGTTGGCAGCCACGGGGTTGATCAATTGGTTGACGTTACCAATCATCACGTTGTAGCCGTTGCGCTTGCCGGAGGGCACTGTAAACGACGACCAAAAGTCCAAGTGAAAGTTGTCAAATCGGGCAGCCACCAAATCGTTAAACGTGATGCTGCACTCTTGGATCAAGTTGTGCATCAAGTTACGGGTCCAACGAAGAACACTGATGTTCGCAGTACTGGAAGCAAGTGTTGCACCGTTGGTGACAGCAGCAGTCACGGCGGGGAGAACCACGCGCAACCAGGTGTGGAGGAGGTAATCACCAGCACGGGAGATGGAGACCGACCATTGTTGACCAAAGCCAGATTGGCCTGACGATTTGCTTAAAACCACAGGTACTTGCGTGAACCACGTAGATTTGCGAACTTCGCGAACAAAGTAGGCGATGGATTCCGAGCCACCATATGTGTATTTTTCTTGCTCGTCATAAGTGGCGAGATCGATAAAACCGGATGTTAAGTTGGAGGTAGCGATAGACATTTTTATTATAGAGGAGAAAATTTTTTTAAATTATATTTAAATTTATTTTATGTTGACTTAAGAATTTGATTTTTTCGATGTCGGAATTCGCGCATCTACAAAAATTTGACCGTTTTGATGGGTAAATACGTGGTTTACCTTAGTAAGCCCGAGTAGACTTAAGTAAACCAAGTTCTTTTTTAAATTTTAAAATTGATTTAAAGAGATAAAATACTAATAAAAACAAACATGTCCTTGACAACATTCATAAAAAATGGAGATATCTTTAACTGCGAGTTAAAATTGGCAAATGGAGAGATGTTTACTATTCCTATGAGAGAGGACGGG